CCTACTCCACATCCAGAGCTCTAGGATCATGACCAAGCGACCCGCCGACCTCGATCAAGCGCTCGCCGGCAAGGCGAGCGAGTTTCTCCGAAACCTCGAGCGAGTATTGCCGCCGAGCTGCGGCGTCGTCGTCGTGATGTATTCGCAGAACGAACACGGTGCGCTCGATATCGCGACGATGACCTTGAATGGTCCGATCGAGGACGCAAAGGAAGTGCTGCGAACAGCCATACAGCTGGTTGCCGACCCGAGTCAGGTGCCGAGGCTCGAGGCGCACAAGCGGGTCGAGTTCGACGAGCCTGGCAACCATGCATGTCACCTGTGCCCGGCGGACGCTGCCGTCGTGTGCTTCGGGCCCGACAATCGGACCTGGTTTGCGTGCGAATCGCACACACTGCCTACCGCCGTGTGTCCCGTCGACGTGTGGGAGGAACGTTTGCAACGCCGAGGGGTGCGCTCGTGAGCGCGAGATTTCGTGACAGTACCAACGTCCCCATCGCAGTTGGCGACTACGTTCTGCATCGAGGCGACATATTCACGATCTCAACGTTCATGCCCGGCTGTGGCCGAGTCCCTGAAATTGCCGCTGTCGTCCTCGATCGCGGTGAGGGCGACGGTGTACTCGTCCATGGTGACGAGTGGAGTGTCGACCGCGTCGAGGTTGTGCTCACGGAACCTTACCGCGGCTCGCGCTTTTGGTGTCTGGCTGATGGCCGCTACGTCGCTCGGCTTCTGCTGCCCTACATGCGAATGATCAAGATCGGTCTCGGCGCGAAGCCAGAGGCGCGAGCATGGCTCGACGAGCGGTTCTCGAAGTTGCCCTTAGACCTTCAACCGCCCGAGGAACCATGATCAGCAAAAGTTTCGTGAAACACGGGATCGTGTACGTGCGTTGCACGCCATCGAATGTGGTGGATGCTGTGCGAGCGACGCTCAAGGTCCTAGCCGACAAGGGCGAGCGACGCGTCGTTGCGTTGGCTGCGGCTGGGATGATCGTGCGCATGCAAGCCGAGCTCGCCGGCGACACGATCGCCAACACCATCGAGCTCATGCGCGAGTTCATGAAGATCTTGCCCGGGGCGCCGCCCGCCGTCGACGAGCCCGCTTTCGTGTTGCGCGCGCAAGACAAGCTCGCGCCCACGATCGTTCGCGCTTGGGCGTTCGCCGCCGCCGGCGAGGGCGTCGACACCGAGAAAGTCGCGGACGCGTATTCGATTGCCGACGAGATGGACCGATGGCAGAAAGACAACGGTTGCAAGGTGCCCGACTGAATGGACACAAACGTCGTGACATCTATAGCGAGGCTGCAAGTTGAGCTCCGAAAGCTTCGCCGAGCTGCAATCGACGCGGCGATCGGGCACGCCGAGATCGATGCGATGCTCGGGCTGTGCGACGAGGCCCTCGACGGCAACCAAAGCGCGCTAGCGGCGCTCGCTGCCATTGGGTACGCGCTGCCGCCTTTCCCCAAGCTCGAGAGCAACTGATGGCCGGCTATCCGCCCAACTGGCCTCGGTGCGTGAGCTGCGGCGACTACGCCCTCGATGGCAAGGCCACTTGCGGGCGCACTACGTGCCGCGTGCGGGCTCGGCAACGCCCCTTCCGGTTGTGCGGCCTCTACTGCAACTCGCTGCGCGCCGGCGGCGGTGAGGGCCCGCTATGCCCAGCCTGCGACGAAGTGCAGCGGGCCCTCGAGATGTTTGCTCGCTCACTCGGACGGCCAAACTAACAGCTCCTCGGTCGTCGCTTCCGGGTCGTTGACGTCGCCGTCGATCAAAGCAGCCCTGATCAGCACGGCCTGACGCGAGGGGTCCGGCGGGAGGTTGGCCAAGCCGCACGCGTGCAGCTCCTCGGTCGTGGTCGGCCGGTCGCCTGTGATCGACAGCGATTGTAGGAGTTCGGCGCCCAACACGAGGTGTTGCGTCGTCGTGCCAGCGTCGTCGGGTAACTGCCAAAGCGTGCGAACCATGAGCATGGGGATCTCTCCTGTTTGCGCGTGGGAGCAACCCTACATCCTTCGTCGTGACAGCCCCAAAAAAAGCCCCACTAACATGGGGCGGTGTTTGAAATCATTGTGGAAATCAGTGCCGAGGGCGGGATTCGAACCCTACGTTAGCCAACGCGATCGGTAAAATGATTACGGTTTTTGTCAAATCAGGTGACACAACCCTTGTCAGAATATATCGAGGAAAACCGCTCGGACGACGGGTGGTAGGTCATTTAGCCCCAGGGGGTGGGGCGGTCGGCGGTGGCGGAAGTTCGTCGCGCGACAGTAGGGCGGTCTTGAGAACGTGGATCTCTGCTTGATCGAGTCCAAGCCTATTCCAGAGCGGATCGTGCTTCGGCGAACAGCCTCCGACGAACGCCGCACGCTCGTTGGATATTGGGCACACGCGTCCATCCTTGCGAATGTATCGGCACCTTTCGATTCCGTTGCGGAGGTGCCAAGGGCCATAGTCGACGACTCTGATTATGTTCATTGTCTCGCTTTCCTTGAACGAATCGGCACCACAACTGCCTTGCTGTCCGGCGGGCCAGGCAACCGCCAGTCAACGCCGCTCACGGCTGCGCAGACGGCTTGCCACTCCCACACCGTGTAACCTTCGTCGAGAACCTTGTCGTCAACAGCGCGGTGCGTGATGGCCCGCACGATGTCTTTCTGAGCGCCGCTCGACCGCACGATCGAAATGTAGCTGCCGCGCGAGTCATGCAGGCGACGATGACGCAGCCCCGCCGCCGGAAGGTGCCGGCGCGACCAACGACCGTAGACCTCGTTGTATGCGCACTCGAGTTCACCGCGACGCCGGCGTGCAGCTGACTGCGTCGGGAAGATCAGATCGTCCGGCTGCGGCTTGCGCATGGTGACGAGCTCGAACCCCTCGCGATGCCACCACGACAGCCACGCGGCGAGCACCGTCGGAACAGGCACGCGGCGATAGAGCTGCCCTCGGTGACGGCGTGTCTTGACCGCCTTGAGCGTGAGCATCGTCAACGGACCAATGTCTCGATTCCAGTCGCGCCAACGCAGCGTCACGACCTCAGCGAAGCGGCTCGCAGTCAAGAAATAGGCGATGTACATCACGCGCGACTGCAGCTCGACGGCCTCGCAATTCAGGAGCGCGGCGATCTCCTCGCGCGTGAACTTCGCGTCAGCTCGCCAGCCCTCGGGCCTCGTACTTACGACCGGCGGTAACTCGCCGTCTTTCACTGTGAGCGGCGCTGGCGGCTGTGCGATGTGCCCTGCCTTTGCAGCGAGGCGCATGATCGCATGCCACACTACATGGATGTTTCGCACGGTCGAGCCCGCGCGCACCTTAGTGCGGATGTTTGCAAAGCCCTGTTCGACGCGTTGGAATGGCACGAGGTCGACGAGGCACTCATCGCCGAACTCGGGCAACAAGTGGTTGCGTACGATCGACTCCTCGTCGCTCTCAGCTGTCTTGACGCCGAGTGCGACACGCTTGGCGATGGCTTGCGGTGCCCAGGCCGCGAACGTCAGGCCATCGCTGTCGCGCTCGCGGGGCGGCGCCCATGTACCGAGCGTGAAGCGTCGCGACAGTTGCGCCACGTATGCGTTGTATTCGGCTATCGTGCGCGCGCCAGTGGCTTCGCGATAGCGCTTGCCCTTGACGTAGTACACGACGCGGTAGTTCGGTTTGCGCGCGGTACCGCGATTGTCTGGATGGAACTTCGGCGGCGTCATGCTTCGATCAGCTCGAACGGGTTGTCAGGCTGGCCGCCGGCGAACTCCCAGCTGAGCGTCACCCAGTTGAACACTCCGCCGCCGCGGAACTCGAGCCACTCGGCGAAACCATCCTCGTGAGCTGCGAGGCTCGTGTTTCCGTAGCCGCGCATGGCGGCACCGACGACCGCCCACAGCTTCGGCTCCACGCGATGCGTCCAGAGTGCCTCAGTCGCGCGCATGAGGATCATGTCGACTTGCGTAAGCCCGTCCATCGTCGTCAACCCTTGTTGCCAGCACGCACCCACGCCTCGAACTCAGGGAGCTCGATCCGGTATATCGGCCGACCGGATGCGCCAATCTGTCTAGCAGGAGCTCCCTGCTTTATCCAGTTGTGAATTGTCTGGCGCGTGGTGCCAAAATACTCTGCAGCGGATCCGACGGTTAGCCACTTACCTATCGGAGATTTCTCAGCTTTCAGCGCCGTTTGAACCTCGTCACGGATCACCATCCGCAGCTCGCCCATGGTCATCGTGACGAGCATTCGGTTTTCGCCGGGGTTCATACCAGTGGCCTCCAACGGTTTGGCGGTGGCGTCTCAGTAACCGAGATTTCGATCACCTCTCGACGGCCGCGCCCGCCCTCGTAATAGAAGCGCAGCCGTCGATAGTTCTCGCCCGTGACCACGCGCGACAGCGCCCAGATTGAAGCGAAAAACTCCTCTCCGACGCCGTGCCCGCGGTAGTGCCCTGACTCGACCGCGGCGGCGACGAGCTCAGTAAGTCGATCATACTCCCCGGGCGTGAGCCACACCCGCACCGTGGCGCGCACGCCCTCGGCGTCGTCGCGAGCCGTTGAGTCCTGCGACACATAGCGCACGCTGTCGGTCATCGCTGATCGAGCTCCGCGACGAGCTTTTCGCATGCGCACACGAGCCCGTTTGAAATCGACCACGGAATCGCAGCTCGACGCTCAGCGCGGCGGCGGCCGCTGAGCTTGGTCTTGTCGCGCGGCACGGTCGCCTCGAATGGCGGAAACACGCCCCACAGGTAGAAGCTCCCGTAACGCGCGACCGGCGGGCCTAACAGCTCACCGATCACGCGCGTTGCGCCGTGCACATTTTCGAGCACCCACCATCGAGGGCTCGCGGCCTTGATGATGCGAATCGCCGCGTGAACGAGTTCCATTCCCTTGGCGATGTCTCGGCCAGACTGATTCGCTGTGCTGAATGCCGTGCACGGTGGCGAGGCCCATACGAGATCCCAGCGGGTGCACGGGTGCCACTCGCGAATGTCGGCCTTGAGATCCGCGGCTGTGCCTGGGCCGTTGTCAACGCGCAGCACTTCCCAGCCGCGAACGAGCGCCGCTCGACTCGCGCCGCCACTGCCCGAGAACAGATCCAGCATCGACAGCGGCCCGCGCCTGGGGGGCATCTCGAGCCGCGGCCGGGGCTCGAGACCCGGCTGATCGCCGGCCTGGCTCCGCGCCGGCGTCGAGCTCGCTCCCGCCTGGCCCCCGACGTCCTCAGTCATTCGTGGTAACCCCATTCCTTGGCAGCGAACCACGCAGCGATCACGAGCTTGCCCTCGTCGCCCTTGCGGTAGACCTCGCTGTCATCGTGAATCAACGACTGCGGCACCCAACGCTCGACGCCGTCGACAACGCACAAGCAAGCGTCCGGCGTCGTGCGGATGCAGCGCACGCCCTCGAACGTCACTGGTTGCTGGTTATCGCTCGCGCGATCCTCGTCCCGGAATCCTCGAGCCATGTGTCACTCAGCCTTTCGTTGCACTGCGCTGTCGGCTCGAACTCGGGTGCCTCGTTGAGCCGCGCCGGAACCTGGGAACGATCCACCCATGCCACGTCATAGCCGTCGAACGTCGTTCGCTCGCCGAGCAGCCGCTGTCGGCGGCGCCTCGTGCGCGATCTGACCGCGTCCGGATTCGTGCTGTGTTTGCTTCCGTCTAAAAGCCGCCGTCCTCGCATGTCGCCTCCTTTGTGAGCTTGCGCCTCTCGAGCCGTACTAGGTCGATCAACGCCGTGTTGCGCTTGGGCGGGCGATGCTCGCTGAGCGCGTAGTCGAGTCCTTTCTTATCGCCGACGAGGATCACGCCCTTTTTGCCGCGCGTAATCGCCGTGTAGATCAGCTGTCGTGATAATGAGTGCGAGTGTGTGCTGTGACACACGACGATCGCCCAGGGGAACTCGCTGCCTTGTGAGCGGTGCACTGTCAGTGCCCATGCATGCTGTAGCGCCTCGGCCTGTTCGAGCGTGAACACGACGAGCTCGCGGCCGTGCAGCTGCACGTGCACCTTGCCGTCGGCGATGTCGACGACGTCGCCGAGCTCGCCATTGAACACACCTAGGAAATAGTTGTTTTTGGTCTGGATGACGCGGTCGCCTGGCCTGAGCTCGCTCTCGCCGCGAGGTATGTAAGGTGTGCTTGTTGAGCGGCGCGGATTGAACGCATCCTGCAACATCCGGTTACACGCCATCGTGCCGGCGACCTTGGTTTTTTGCGGGATCAGCACTTGCGCGTTGAGGTCGGCGTTTCGCTTGTCGGTTACGATGCGCCGGATCGCAGGCAAGATGTCGCTCGCGTTGTCGACCTTGATCCAACGGAAATCGCGCTGGGGGCTGAGGTCGAGTGCGTCGCCGACCAGCACCTTGGGTGCGTTGACGTGTATCCACGACTGTTGTGCGGAGCGGTGCAAGGTCTGCAGGCGCACGGTCGGGAACATGCGCGAGTCGATCTGTTCGCCGAAGAATCGCCCAGGCCCTACCGGCGGCAGTTGGTCGGCGTCGCCTATCAAAATCAGTCGCGTGTACCTGGGGTCGATGGCGTCGAGCAACGCGGCCGACAGCTCAGCGTCGATCATGCTCGATTCGTCGACGATGACTACGCTCGTGTTCAGCGGGAAATCCGCGTTGCGCTGAAAGCCGCCGCGCCGTGGGTTGTACTCGAGTAGCCGGTGAATCGTTCGCGCGGGCCGACCCGTCGTTTCCGTGACTCGCTTGGCCGCTTTACCGGTCGGCGCGGCGAGCTCGTATGTCTTGCCGGCGGCGTCTAGGCGATCGAGCGCGTAGCCCAGACACGTCGACTTGCCTGTGCCCGGCCCGCCGGTGACGAGCCCGATCGATTGAGTGCACGTGAGCTCGACCGCCTCGAGCTGCGAGGGGTCGAGCGTGATGTCGTTTGCCGTCATGATGCCTTGACCGTCAAGAGCTGAGCGAGCTTGCCTGCGCTGTCGCGTTCGGCGACATACAGGCGCGTGAGATAGATTCGCCTCGAGCGTTTGCCCTCGGCGTCCGGCTGACTGAACTGCACGACGATCAGGCCGCTCGTTTCGGCGTCGCGGATTCCTTGCTCGACCTTGGCGGCAGGAACCTGCAACAGCTCCTCGGACACGATGCGAACGAGCGCGCCGCCGCCGGCGTAGCAGTGACCATGCGTTTCGCTCGCGTCCTCGAGCGCGTGCACGACTGCGGCCTCGATACGCTCGGGCGCGTCGTGCGCGACGCCGACCTTGGTTGCCACCTTGTCAGCGCGGAGGAACCCGAAGCCGTGCACGCAGCGCGATAGGTGAAAGGGGTTCGTGCGAATGCGGCGTACGACCTCGGCCAGGTTTCCCCATTCGTCGATGCAGCGCGAGATCTGTTTGTCTGTGAGGCCCCAGCCGCGCAACGCGATCATGTTATCGCGCTCGGCCTTGTGTTCGAAGTAAGCGAGCTTGATGGCCTCGGCGCGTGGCGGCGTAATGCCCTCGACCTCAGTCAGTGCCTTGTGATCGTTTTCGATGACCGCCCACAGGTTGACGCCGAACCGCTCGACGAGCTTGCGCGCGCGGTTGTCTCCAACATCTGGCAGCGTCGATGCAAGCCACTTGATGATCCCCTCCGGCGATTCGGGTCGCCTGACTACAGCTTGCCGCACCTTGAACTGTCGGCCGTAGCGTGGGTGATGGTCCCAAGCGCCAGTCAGCTCGACCGAGTCGCCGACGCGCACGCCGGTGAGCGTGCCGACGAAATCGACCCGCTCGACCGACGTGCGCAGCTCGCCCTTGCCCCAGCCGTCGCGAATGTGCCGCCACTCAGTGAGCTCGCCGTGAAGCGTTAGAACCTCGTGAATGACGGCGCTCATTCAGCCCGCCGCCGCTGCGTTCTCAGGGTCTACAAAGCCGCCGCCGGCAGCGTCGTCGCCGTAGTCAAACGAGCTGTCGCCTTTGCTTTCCCCGCCGGCGTCGTCGGAGCGGTCAGCCTCGGCCGCCTTGTCGAGCTCGCCGAGGAATACCTCGTTGATAAACGGCATGCTTGCGACTGCCATCTCGACGAGATCGCGCGGTGTGTTGCCGAGTTTGTTGATCACAGGGACCGCATACGCGCTTTTACCCGTGACCATCTTGAGCGTCACCTCGCACACGAACGCGTACAGATGCCAGTTTCCACGCGACGAGCCTTGCTTGCGTTGTCCGAGGTGATGCTTGTTGAGATACGACTGTATGACGGGGAGCGACGTCTTGCGGAACCTGAGGATCGTTGGCTGTTGTGTCTCGATATCAGCGGTGACGAAGTTCCAGACCTCAGAGCAACGGCGCGAGCGCTTGGCCTTGCCTTCCTTGTCGGTCGTCGTTTCCCACTTCGCGTCAGGGCAACCTTCGCAGGGCCGCTGTGTTCCGTTTTCCATTTGCCCGGTAACGCGGTCGCGGCTGCGACATTTGATTTCGCTCTTGCCGGCGGCCTCGTTGTACTCGCGCCACTCGTTGGTTTTGTGCAGCTTGAGTAACACCAGTCGCAGCACGCGCGTCACCTGCTCGGTCACGGTGTCGTAGAACACGTTAGCGGGTATTGGGTCACCGGCGTTGTCGACGCCCTTGAAGTTGAAAACCTTGGTCGGCCACTTGATGTCTTTGGCCTCGATTTCGCCCAAGCCGTCGTCGACATCGCCCGCCGCCGCTAGCTGCTCATACAGGTCATCGTCGGTGCGCGGCGGCAGCGCGAGCGCGGTTGAGGTCGACTGCTCGCCCGTCGGTATCGTGGTTTGCTGCTCTTTCGTGTTCTTAGCCATGTTCGCCTTTCAGGTTGATAGACCGTCGTCCGGAAGCTCGAGGCCGCGCATGTTCGCCTCGAGCTGTTTGAGCTCGTCGCCTTGCACGCCGTAGCCGCTGTTGAGGCACTGCTCGCGCCAGTGACAGCGCGTGCACTTCTCGCCCACCTGATCAATGAAACAGCCCATGCGGACCATTCCGACCACCTTGCGCAAGCGCGCTTGCAACCGCGGCACGTCGTAGGCAGTGCGTGCGACCGGAAGCCATGCGGGCCCGCGCATCTGACCGCGCACGTACTTCACGGTCGCCGGCGTGGCGAGTTCGTAGAACTTGAGATCCTCGGGTCGCTTCGCTTCCTTCTGTCCGGACTTTTCGTAGGGCACGTAATCGCCCAGGTGCACGTGATAGATCTCGTCCGGGAACACCCCGAAGTGTTCGAGCGGGTAGCGCTCAAGCGCGCATGACACACCGCTGAACCCGAGGCGCTCGGCGTCCTCGAGCTGCGACGCGTACATGATTAGCGTGCGTTCGAGCACTCGACGCTCAGCGAGATAGCGACTCGGGTGCGTCGCTCGAATTCCCCATCCGCGCGTTTCCGCCGTCCACCATCCCGTGGCCGGGTCGCGTGTCATCTCGAGCGATTCGCGCGGCAAGAACACGCCTTGATGCACGGCGGTGCTGTACACGCCAGCCTCCCAGCCGTGATCGAGGTCGAGCTGTCCGGGTTTTTGCTTGCCGGTTTTCCAGTCGGCGAGCCCGAGCTTGGCCGGATCCTCGCGCGGTCGATACACGAGGTCGACGTGTCCACACAGCCAGTACGGCCCGAGCTTCACGATAAACGCGGGCTCGACGAGCTCGACCTTGGACACATGCTTGTGGATGTCACGCAGCAAGCCGTGCACCATGGCTGAGCGCGTGTAGATCAGTTTCTTGGCGTCGTCCTTGTACCAGTTCACCTCGCGCCCGCTCACCTCGCGGTCGAGCTCGTCCTCGAACACCTTGCGAACGTTGACCGACAGATCCGACTTGAGGTCGCCGGCGATCAGCCGAGGCGCAAGCGCTGCGTTTGTGAGCGCGCGTGCAATCGTTTCGTGTCCGGCGGTGCCGCATGCCGCCTTGCCCGAGACTTCGCGCGCCGTGTTCTCACGGTCGACGCCGTTCGCCGCCTCGTCCATATCGAACTTGAACTGAGCGGGACAGCCGTAGTCGCCGGTGAGCGCGTTGAGGTGTGACTTGTGAATAGGATCGAGCGCCGTGCCGTAGCGCTTATAGTTCCAAGGCATGCCGGCGGATATACGCTCGACCGTATACGACGGTCAAGCGTATATTCTGAAAAGCGACATTCTACGGCCGACCGGACGATCGCGGGCTGGCGTGGGCATTGCCTTACAGTTGCGCGCGAGCTCCTACCGAAATGAGGCTATGGGGCCGAATTGACCAACTCGGCCTATTCCCTCGCACACCGAACTCAGCGATCAGATCGTCGCCTATGGGGCAGCCAAACTTGCAACAGATCGTCGAGACGATCGAAGCCGAAACAGGAAAGCAAGTACCAATATCGCCCGAGACGCTCGCCGTCTCGGTCGGACTGCAACTCACTCCACAGACCGGCGCGCGATTCATGCTGCGCGGTTCGGAGTTGGTCTATGACCCATGCCTCGCGCTCGACGAGCAGGGACAGCTGATCGCGCGCGGTGCTGCGACGTACATCCTGTGTCGCGCGGGACTGTTGAAAGACTCAGCCGATGCTGTGCCGGAGCTCGCCGCAGCTCTGTGCGGCAAGTCGCACTCACAGCCGCCGTCAGCTGCTAAGGATTCTTCGGCCGCTTGACCTTGGTGGTGCGAGGTGATGCTGCGTTCCTGAGCGCCTCCTCGGCAACCGGCTTGATTCCAGAGCTCACGGCGTCAGCTAGGGCCCGCGCTCGTGTAGCCTCAACCATGGCCGACTCGATGGCAGCGTCGCGCTTGTTGCCGGCGTCGAGCGCTTTCGCGTAAGCCGAGATAAACGTCGCGATGTACGTGCGCGTGTAGCGCTGATAGCGACCCGCCGGCGACATCTCGTGCTCGCCGAGGGCGATGCGTTGCTCGCCGCTTGCGTTGAGTTCTAGCAGTAGGTCCTTGATGCCTTCGCGACTGAGCTCCTGTTCGACGCGCGTGGCACGTTTGTTCGCCGGACCAAAGGCCAGCTCGTCCATGCTGTAGCCGACGAGCTGCGCCGCACGACCGAACGTCATGAGGTCAGGGATCGACTCGCCGTTGTCCCACGCTTGACAAGTCGCGTAGCGCACGCCAAGCGCGCGCGAGAACTCGGCACGCGTGAACCCGGCGCGTAGGTAGGCCGCCCACAACCGGCGCTGTAGTGTGTGCTCTGACAGCGGGTCGTTGCGGTTCGGCTCTGCTTTTGTCTTTGGGGCCGCCATCGAACTACAGGCGTAACGCGTTAGCGCGTGCCGAATCAATACGCTCTGTCGGAGGTTTCTGCAAGGGCAATTCAACGGTTGACCGTTTATACGGTCTAGCGTATACGGCTCCGATGCGTCTAAAAGAATGGCTCGACAAACAGGGGCGCGGTGCAAAGACCGCAATGTCACGCGGCGTGCCGATGGGTTACTCGACCGTCGACGACCTCTACAAGGGCAAGCGCGAGCCCGGCCTCGAGCTCGCGAAACGCATGATCGAGTACATGCATCGGGTCGCCCCGAAAATCTCGGTTTCGATCGAGGACCTCTGCGCATCTCTCAAGGACTTGCGCAGACCTCGCTCGCGTAGCAAGGCGGCAGCAACGTCGAGGACAAAGGCTAAGCACAAAAAGGCGGCGTGAATGCTGAATGGCGATGGCATTCACTGCGTGTGCATCGAGTCGCCGTTGCGCGGCAACCTAGAGCGCAACGTGTTCTATGCCGATTGCGCTCAAGCCGACAGTCTTGCGCGAGGTGAGTCGCCGTTCCTCGGACACTTGCAGTTCACGCGCGTTCTCGACGACGATGACCTCGGCTCACGGCGACTTGGGATCGCCGCGCACCGCGCCTGGCTGCGCAAGGCCGACATCGTCGCGGTGTACACCGACCTCGGGATTACCGACGGTATGAACGAGGCGATCAAGCTCGCGCAACACTTGTTGTTGCCGGTCGATTACCGCTCGCTCGGTGCACGCTGGGATCGAGCGCGGTTGTGCGACACAGGCACGGCCGCATTCTTTCGTTTCGGACGACGACGCTAGGACACACATCCAAAGGAGGAACCCATGGCACGCAGTGAAGGGCAGATCGTGACCCGCAAGGTCAACGTGAAGCTGACCGAGCAGGAGCTACTCGAGTGCGGCGAGCGCATGTCACAGTGCGAGCTGCGCATCGAGAACTACAAGGGCGAGCGCAACGGCGTGAACGCCAAAATCAAAGAACAGACCGAGGAGCGAAACAAGCTCGCTCACATGATCGAGTCGGAGGTCGAAGAGCGCGAGGTAGAGTGCAAATGGGTCAAGGACTTCACGGCCAACCTGTGGAAGCTCAACCGCGTCGACACAGGCGCGACCGTCGAGTCACGCACGATGACTCCCGAGGACCGTCAAGAGTCGATAGATTTCCCGACTGACGACGAGGACGACGGCGAGTTCGACGGCCAAGGCGACGACGACGATTACAACCCGTCCGAGGAGGAGCTCGCGCTCGACGCCGAAATCGAGGCCGAGATGGCTGAGACGCCGGCAACGGACGTCGAGCGCGTCTCGCAGGTTGCCTCGCGCAAACGCGGTGCGGCCAAGAAAAAGTCCAAGCCGAAAGCGGCTGCAGCTAAGGGCGGCAAGGCCGCAAAGAAGGGCAAGAAAACCTCTCGACGCGCGGCATGAGCGAAGCCATGAACGGCGACGCCAGCGGACCCGGCGGCAGCGGCAAACGGCCCTCGCACTTGCGAGCGGTCAAGCCGCCGCCGCCGTTGCCGGCTGAGCGCAGCGTGAGCGAGCGACACCTCAAGGGCCTCGTTGCGTCCGGGCTGAGCTCGGAAACGCTCGAGATGGCCAAGCTCTATACAGAGCTCGATCACAAGGCGCTCGCCCTCTTGATGCAGAAACGCCAGTGGCCCGCGAGTTGCGGCTCCGCACTGGTGTTTCCATTCTATCTACCGGGAACAGACGAGCCGTATGCGTATCGCGTACGGCCCACGTCGCCGCGTTCAGAGAAACGCGGTAACAAAACGCGCCTCGTCAAATACGAGCAGCCCGCCGGTAGCGACACCTACGTTTATTTCGCCCCTCGTGCGCGCCTCACGAACGCTTACCAGGACACGGCGCGCACGCTGCTCTGGACCGAGGGTGAAAAAAAAGCGTTAGCGATCGATCAGCTGCACATTCCGTGCATCGGACTCACTGGCGTCTACAACTGGGCCGACGCGAAGCACAAGCAAGAGTCTGGCGAGTGGCGCTTGCATCCCACGATCGTCGAACACGTGACAATTGCCGGGCGCGCGCATGTGATTTGTTTTGACGCCGACGCCGTCGACAACGACCAGGTGTACACGGCTGCGCAACGCCTCGCCGGCGTACTGCTCGCTGCCGGCGCGATCTCGGTCAAGTTCGTGTGCCCGCCGTCCAAGGAACACAAGGGCATCGACGACTTCTATGCGGCGTTCGGCGACGACGTCACGCGCGCGCTGTTGGCGTCGCCCGAAGATATCGAAGCGCTCAGCCCGGCGAGCCCGTTGCTATTGCTACGCAAGGTGCCTGCGCTCAAAGACGCGCCGACCATCATTGGCGATTCACTGCGGCTGCCCGAGGGCTACGAAGTGCAGCGCGACGGCTCACTGTGGAAGATTGGCGACGAGCGCCACGGTGACACTTGCATCGCTCCCGGCGCAGTGCTGATAGGCCGTCACCTTCACGACTACTACACGCACGAGGGCCGAGTCGAAATCTGTTTCGAGCGCGACGTCGCCGGCTGGCAAACACACTGCGTCGCGCGCAAGGCCATCACAGATGCGCGCACCATGGTTACCGACCTGTGCAATCTTGGCGCTCCTATCACGAGCAACAGCGCTAGCAAAATCGTTGATTGGCTTGAGTCGCTCGACCGCTGCAACAAGGGACTGATTGAGCGACTCGCGAGTGTGAGCCGTACTGGCTGGCACGACCTTGACGGCGAGCGCGCATTCGTACTGAACGAGCCGATCTTTGCTGACGACGACCACAAGCGGCCGCTCGCGCTCGACACACGCGGCGACCGTAAGAAAATGTTTGCTGCGCTCGCGCCTCGCGGGGAGTTCGCTGCACACCTGCAAGCGCTCAAGCGCGCATGGAACGCCGATCCCGTCGCGGCTGCTGTGATATGCGGCGTGCTCGCCGCCACGCTTCTAGAGCCACTCGGCGCGAGCAACTTCGCGATCCATCTCGCCGGCGACAGCTCGCGCGGCAAAACGTCCAAGCTCAAGATCGCAGCGTCTGTGTTCGGCGACCCGAATAACGACAGCTGGGTTTCCTCGTGGAACACAACCTATGCCGGCGCTGAGGTTCGCGCTGCAGCGCTCGATCATCTACCGCAGTGTTACGACGAGGTCGGTGCGGCTGACCTTATGACGATCGAGCGCATGGTGTACATGCTCGTGAACGGCGGCGGTCGCGCACGCAGCACGCGCGAGCTGTCACCGCGTGAAACTCCCTCATGGCGCACCGTCGTTGTGTCGACCGGTGAGCGCGAGCTTGCAGACGAAAGCGCAGCCACAGGCGCGCAGGTACGCGTTTTGCAGTTCTCGGTTACTGGCTTTGGCGCGCTGACTGCTGTCGAGATCGACGAGATTCGCGACCAGTGCGCAGCGAACGCCGGCGCGTTTGGTCGTGAATGGGTTGAGATGCTGCTCGCGGTCGAGGATTGGACGCCATGGCGTGAGCTGTACCGCGCAACGATCAAGGGTTTGCGTCAGGGCTCGACCGACAGCTTACAAGGTCGCATCGCGAGTTTCTTCGGAGTGCTCGTGGTCGCTGAACAGCTCGCTGCGAAGCTCGGGCTGGGCGAGGCCGATGGCGGCACGATGGTTCGACTGTTCCGCGAGGACTCACGACGCGAGCAAGTGTTAGGCCTCGCCGACCGCGCCCTCGCGCTCGTTCAAGACTGGGTATTGCAGGAACCCGAGTCATTTCCAGAGCTAACGCCTGGAATCGATGGCCACGACGAACCCAAAAAGGGCAGTGGCACCAAGTCGCGCCACGGGTTCAAACGGGGGAATTCTTTACTCCTGATTGGACGCAGCCTAAGGTCGTTCTGCGAGGGCCATCGCCTCTCAGTGCGCGAGGTCCTCAGGGAGTGGAAGCTCCGAGGGTGGTTGCAGGTCGACGCGGGCCGTCCGTTCGACAAAGCCGTAAGAATCGGTAAGTCGACGCCTCACTTCTACTACCTCGACGTCCCGAGAGAATCGCCAGTCGACATGTCAGAGGTAGCGCCATGACCCGGCGCAACTGGCAACAACTGGCAACACTGGCAACAAAACCGAGGAAATTCCTCAATGGTTTTGGCCTTGTTTCCAAGTTGCCAGTGTTCCAGTCGAAAACTATCCCATGTAAGAATTCATATAGCGTTGATACATTAGTGCATAGGTATCAATCACACCAAAATTCTTACATGGGGCTAACATGCCCTGGAACATTGGCAACACTGGCAACAGTGTTGAAATCATTAGGTTCGCACTGGCAACAAAAACGCCGAAATTGGCAACATTTCGAGGAAACTGGCAACACGACCTCCCACGCCTGTGAGGTGACCCCACATGGCTAGGCGTCGTCGATACGACCCGGGGCAAGTCGATCTTCCCATCGCGAGCGCGGCGACAGCAACGCCGCCGACGATCGTCGAGCCAACATCCGAGGTTGTGCAGAAGCCGCCGCCGGTTGCGCCTGAGCTGACGTTGGCCATGCGCGAGGTGCTTCGGTTTCCCGCGCGCTTGGTCAATGACCTACCGCGCGCGACCTCGTTGATTTGCAGCTACGTCGACGGGCTGTTCGTTGTCACGACGTCGCGCGTGGTGTTCGAACACTTCCGCAAGTTGCGCTGGCCTACCTTCATGGGCCTCGAGCTCAAGTCGTTGGCGATCGCAGCGGAGCACGAGCGCGCATCGCCGCAAGCGTTGCAGTCGTGGTGTAAACACAAGCTCGCCGATCCGAGCTGGGCAATCGATAACCGCGTCTCGCTCGGTGTACCCGGCAAGTTCGACGCGTGCAGCTGGTCGCTTGAGCGCGTGTTGCGCCAGTACGGCTCGCAGCTGTTCGCCGTTGGATGCGAGGACGACATACCTGAGGTGAGGGCCAATGCATGACCGACGACAAAGACCGCGTGCGATTCACCACAACGGTTTCGACGCCTCGGACGTATGCCGAGGCGAACCCGTTGCCGTTACCGACGCCGACCGAGCTCGAGTTGCTGCGCCAGAAAGCGCGCGCGTGCGACTACTACATCCGCTGGGTGGTGCGCGGCAGCAAGGACGACCGACTGTTATTCGATGCGCAGATCGATCACGTCCGGCGCCTCGAGCGGTCGACGAGCGGCAGCTTATAGAACGCCCTCGCCTGCGGCCAACGATCGAAGATATCGCCGCGCTCCTGTTGGTGTGCGGGATTGTTGCTGTGCTCGTCGCGCTGTTTCTCAAGGGAGGCTGATTACAATGGAACTCATGCACGTGCAGCTAGAACTATCGGGCTCGTTTCTGCTGGCTGTAGTCATCATGGCGCACGCGTGGATCGGGCGCATCCAGGCGCGGCCTATCGTGGTGAACACGCTTGCATGGATATTCGTGATTTTTGCAACGCTTGTCCTGCTGGCGTCGGTGTTCTGAGATGTACAGCGCCGAGATATTGCTCACTCAAGGCGTCGACGAGCGCCGCGTCGGCATGCGTCGATGGCGGCGCGAGCGATACCTAACAGAGCGCGCGATGGCGCACATGTTGGAGTGTTCGACCGATACGATACGACGCATCGAGCTCGGGCTGCCGGTGAGTAAGGAGAGCATCGCCAGCTATCTGGCGTTCGTGGCCCGATGGGAAAAAGTGCCCGAGGTCCAAGAACAGGTGCGCGCTGCAGCCGAGGCCATCCGCTCGCGCTACAGCACAGCTGCGCGCGCTCGAAACCGAAAGCGTTATGGCAAAGACCCGACGACATAGGTTGCACGTGAAACGCTTGCACAGCTTCGACTCATTGTTCGAGGCGGCGAGCACGCAGCTGTTGGCCGACATCCGACGCACACGTCGAGCTGTTCGAAGTGCCTGGCTACTAAACCTCAAACTAAGGAGCGCAACACATGTCAGAGCTGCTGTATGCGAACTCGTTCACGCCCAAGGAGGTCGAGGCGATGCTAACGCTGTATCGACAATCGCTGTGGGGCTCTGATTGCTCACAGGTTGCGCGCTCGCCCGAAATGGTGAGCGTGGCACGCAAGTTCGCTCGCATGCGCAAGCGTTACAAGGCGGATGCAGAGCAAAAGGAGTCGGCCACATGAGCACGCTCGTCGTTGGCATCGACAACGGCCTCGACGGCGCCGTGGTCGCACTCAGGGACGGCGGCGTCGCTTTCAAATGCATTACCCCAGCGATCGTAGGTTCGAGCGGCAGGCGCAAGAGCGGCAGGCGCATCTATGACCATTTCGCGATGGCCAACATGTTGCGTCAGCTGCGCGACCTCGACCGAGGCTTGATGGTGTTCCTCGAGAAAGCGTTGCCGATGCCCAAGAACGGCGCGCTAGCTTCATTCAGCACAGGCATGGGTAACGGCCTGTGGCAAGGCATCTTAGCCACACTCGAAATCCCGTACGAGCTCACTACGCCGCAACGCTGGCAACATGCGATATTCGTGGGCTTGCCTAAGGGCGACACCAAGGCGAACGCCAGGCTGATCGCCAAGCGCCTCCAACCGTCGCTCGATTGGCGTCGCACACCGAAATGCAAGGAAGCACACGACGGGCTGTGCGATGCGTTCTGCCTTGCCACGTATGGAACTCGCGTACTTGGCGCTGGCATTACGGTTGCGCGCAGTTCTGCTGTTGGTTGAGCGTATACGACACAAAGGAGGGTTACGGTGTCACATACATTGGAGGCTGATAGGTTCCCGTTGTATTGGCCTGAATCGTGGCCACGCACAGAGGCGGTCCGGCGGCAGCGAACGGGGCGCTACAAAATCTCATTCGCTGAGGCGCGCGATCGGCTCGTCGCCGCACTCGGACGCCTGGGCGCAAGCGACCTCGTTGTGAGTTCGAACGTGCCCATACGCAACGACGGCTTGCCAAAAGCAGGCTGGGAGCCACCCGATCCAGGCGTCGCCGTGTACTGGACCGAAGGCAAATCCAAGGTGCCGCGAGTGATCGCCTGCGACCATTGGGACCGTGTGCGCGACAACATGCGTGCGGTAGGGCTGGCAATCGAAGCGCTGTGTGCGTTGAAGCGCTCAGGCGCAACACAGGTCATCGAGCGTGCATTCGTGGGCCTCAACGCGCTCGCCGCGAGCAATCCACGTCACAAGTCGTGGCGCGAGGTGTTCGAGTGGCCATCCGATGCTGTGCCCTCGCCCGTGGCGATACAGGAGCGGTTCAAGGACTTGTTGCTGAAACGCCATCCCGACCACGGCGGCACTGACGAGTTATTGCGCGAGCTCGTTCGCGCTCGCACTGACGCCCTTGAATCCATCCAGTGAGGCAAGTATGCGCACTCGCTTCACAGAACACTTGGGACGCATGTCGAAGCGCCGACGCCTCGAGCTCGCCGTCGAGATCAAGGACGAGCCCGAGGTGCGTCGACCACAAACACGAGGTGAGTGCGAGAACGGCCCGAGGCCATGCCCCTTTGTGTCGTGCCGCTATCACCTCTACCTCGACGTGAATCCGCGTAACGGCAATATCCGATACAACACAGATCCAAAAACCACAGACGCAACACAGCTCGCCGAAAGCTGCGCGCTCGACGTCGCCGAGAGCGGCGCGCGCACGCTAAAAGAAATCGGCGTCCTACTCAACATTACCCGCGAGCGTGTTCGGCAGCTCGAGAACCTCGCTCTAGAGCACGTGCAGCAACGAAACGGCGCACGGCTCGCCATCATGCAAGAACTCGCACAGGAAAGCCCCCATGAGTCCCTTCAAAGTCATCGAGTGGATTGTCGGTCTCGTTCCTAAGGCTGTTGAGGCTGTCGGCTCACTTTCGCGTGCAGCTCGCAGCGGCCCAAAGCCGAAAGCGTCAACGTGGAATCGCCCGCACTTTTGGTGCGCTGTTTGGGGCAAGGTCCTCGACAGCGATGGCGTGCCGCATCAGCGAATCATTGGATACGATTGTCCGTATTGTGGGCAAAAGCAGGACGAGACGAATCGGGGCCAAAGGTGTCCAGGGCCCAAGCTCGAGGGGGAGCGATGAAAATCGAAGTGCACCGCACTCAGCGTGGGTTTGTTCGTGCTGATTTTGTCGACGCCAATGGCTGCAAGGCATCGATACAAGAATCCTCGAGCGCGAGCGAGCCTAAGCTGTGGCTCGGCCTCAACGAGGGCACCCATCACATGGGTGAATGCCTTGGACGTATGCACCTCACAATGGAGCATACGCGAGCCTTGCTGCCACTGCTCGCATGGTTTGCTGAAACGGGTGATCTGCCGAACCCAGTTGAAGTAAGCGCATGGACGCCTGACATGCGATATGACCCGCTTCCCATAGGGTGGATTCATTCGGGCGCAACGCACTGCACGCACATAGATACGCGCGCAGCCGTGTGGTTCAGCGCTGGACAGTGGCACTTCCAACGCTTCCAGCCTGAGGGCCAGCCAATCTTGATAGACGGAAGCGCAACGACGCGCGATGAATCGATGCGCCTCGCGCTCGAACCCCCGCCCTAACAGTTGTGGAGATTGTCAAGGCCACTGGGCCTCGTGAGCATACTCCGGACGCTTTTTCGAAAAACTGACCCGTAGACAGGGGCACATGGCGGCAAAGCAAGGGAAAGCGCGAACGTCGAGCCGTCCACAACCGGCGACTGACAGCCCTAAACGGGTCATCGCGAGCGAGGGCCAGCGGCTATTGCTCGCGGTGTCAGGGAGCATGCGTCAAATCGCCAAAGCCGTCGGAGTCGGCAGCCCTCAGACGATCGTTTTCTGGCGCGAGGGGCAACGCGTGCCTACTGCCGCGGGACGCCGGCGGCTGATGGCGGCGTACGGAATCCCGATCGATGCGTGGTCACAACTGCCGCAAGGAATCGAACAGGGCCAGGCGACGAGCGACCGACCTATGCCGCCGAGGCCTGACCGCATGCCGGACACGCTGCAACAGTGCCTCAACCTGCTACACCGCATACAGGTGGCCGCCGAAACCGTGAACCTCGCGCCGGGCGAGCGCGTGAAGCTTGCGGACAGTGAGGCCAAGTTGCTGGCGCTGCGCGCGAGGCTGGAGAAAGAGAACTCGATGCTAGAGGACGAAATCATACGCCAACATCCAAAATGGAAAGCGTTGAAGCACACGATCGCCAAGTGCGTCGCACCGTGTGCGAGGTGCGCGCCGCTCATAGTGGACGAGCTCGACCGTCTACAGATGTAACCCCTATCGACTGCGCTCGGCTCAACGTTACGGCCAATCGTGCGATACTAAATATATGACCACTCTGCGAAACCTCGTTGTACTTTCACTCCTCGCAATCTTGCCGGCGTGTGCCGCCGAAGTGTCCGACGTCGACGTCGACGACAGCTCGGCGAGCGCGGTCGCGGTCGATGCCGGCGTCGCGTCACCGGTGACAGAGCCTGAGCAGCAACCCGCGCCAGTCGCGATGCCAGCTGCGCCACAAGAGGAACCCGCGGCGGCTGTGCCGAGCGCACCCGAGCCGTCGCAAGCTCAAGTCCCCCCGCCGTCCTCGGATCCCGCGCCGGCGACGCTCCCCACGACGCCAACGACTCCAGCCATGCAGCCGACGCCAGCGACGCCAGCCCCTCACACCGAGCCCGCGCCCGAGCCGATGGCGCCGACCAAGTGTCGAATCAACGCGGGGCAAACCTACGGCGGTCAGGTGATCGAGTGTGGCGGTCATTGGGCGCAATACTTTCCGAGCTGGACGCTGACTTGGAAGGCGACGACAGCGCAAGGTAGCGTGACCTACAACTGCAATCAGCCGATCCAGTGCGTCAAGGGTGCGCGTTGCGAGTGGCGCGAGCTCGGCAGTGCAACCGCTCAGGTCGGGGTGTGCCAGTGAGATTCAACGCGCAAGTCGCCGCCGCTGCCATCGTTGGCTTTTCGCTCGCGTTCGTGTTTGCCTCAAACTGTCAGACGCACGCCGACGCGTCGCAACCCGCACTCGATCGACAGCTCGTCGAGCGTATGACGCGCGCGCTCGAGGCCCAGGCCGCCGCAACCAAGGAACTCGTGAGAGTCACAGAAAGGTGTCGACGATGACGACCAAGCTCGAGGAAAAGCTCGCCGAGCGCGAGGACTGCCGATCAACGCTGTTATCCCTGCGCGCTGAGCTTCGCGAGAAGTCACAGCGCGCAGTTGCTTTGAGGGACGAGGCACGCGTCGCCGCCGATCGGGTCGTGCGTGAGCAGGACCGCCTCGTCGAGCTCACGACCGAGTGCGCGAAGCTGTTGCACGCGGATCTCGCGGGGATCATGCCCAAGTCGATCCCAACGGGATCAGGCCCAGCGGCGTCAGTGCCGCCAGTCGTCGAGCCTGTGCCCGAGCCGAGCGAGCAGCCGAGCGCATGACGACATCGATCGCGAGCGAAGTCTCCGATCGGAAAAAAGCAAAGCGCCCACCGAATGAGCGGCTCACGTTCGCCGGCGAGATGCGCGAACAGATCTTGCTCGAACGCACGCTGTCGACGCGTGTGCGCTTCCCAAGCGACCTCTACCGCGCGAAGCCCGTCGAATTCTTTCGCCTCGTCCTCGGCGTCAAACCGTGGAAGCGACAGATCGAAATGATCGAGGCCGTACGCGATTACCCTCGCGTCGCAATCTGCAGCGGCCACAAGATCAGCAAGAGCCACACGGCCGCGGGGATCGCACTTTGGTATTACTGCTCGTTCCCTGACGCGCGCGTCGTCATGACCTCGACGACGTCGCGTCAGGTTGACCAGATCCTTTGGCGCGAGCTGCGCATGATGCGTTATCGCGGCGGGCGCTGCGTCGACTGTCAGGAAAAGGATCCCGACGGCTATCTGATACCGCGCCCGTGCGAGCACTCGACGCTGATCGAGGGCGATCTCGGCGAGCTCGCGCGCACTGGCTTCAAGTCATACGACTTTCGCGAGATCGTCGGATTCACTGCGAAGGAAGCCGAGGCCGTCGCAGGGATCAGCGGCAAGAATCTCCTTTACATCGTCGACGAGGCGTCCGGCGTCGGCGATGACATATTCGAGGCGATCGAGGGCAACCGCGCCGGCGGCGCGCGCATCGTCATGTTCGGCAACGGGACGCGCAACAGCGGTGAGTTTTTCGACGCATTCAACAGCAAGTCGGAGCTGTACAAGACGCTGCGCGTGAGCTCGGAAGAAACGCCGAACGTCGTCGAACAGCGCGTCGTGATCCCGGGGCTCGCTGAGTACGAATGGGTCGAGGAAAAAAAGCGCGAATGGGGCGAGAACAGCTCGCTATACCGTGTGCGTGTGAAGGGCGAGCACGCCATCGCCGAGGAGGGTAAGATTTTCTCGCTGCATCGAATCAGCGAGGCCGAGGCGCGATGGGCCGAGACCCCTGAGGCGGGGCGACTTTTTGTCGGCGTCGATCCCGCCGGCGACAGCGGGCTTGGTGATCGGACGGCGTTCTCTGTGCGGCGCGGCCTGAAACAGCTCGAACTCGTGAGCGAGCGCGGACTCACGGCCGAGGCGCACCTCGTGCGGCTAATCGGAATCGTCGCTACGCACAAGCTCCCGCGCGAGCTCGCCGTCGTGGTCGTGGATCGCGAGGGCCTCATCGGCTCGCAGATCTACGGCTTGCTCAAGAATTACGTCGAGATGAATCCCAGCGCGTTCGAGCTCGTCGGCGTGCGCGCGTCCGACAAGGCTGTGCGGCAGGGAGAGATCTACGACCGCATGCGCGACCTACTGTGCGGCAACTTCAACAGCTGGCTACTCGACGGCGGCGCCATCGTCGAAAACGCTCGGCTCGAAAAACAGCTGCACGCGCTCGAATGGAAGTACGCGACCAACGGCAAGCAAAAGCTCCTACCCAAGGAACAGCTGCGTAAGCTCCTCGGCGGATCGCCCGACGAATACGACGCCACCGTTTTGAGTTGTTGGGAGCCACTCAGCCTTCGGCTCAACGAGTCGGAGTCGTCCGGCGGAGATTCGGGCGACGACGACGACGAGGACAGTGAGCGGGTGATGGATCCCTACGCGGGGAGCGACGCGTGGCACACGTAACGCGAGGCCGTCGATCGCTACTCGCGGTGTTGCAGCGCACGACCGCGCGCGAGGTCGCGGCACGGTGCGGCGTCGCCCCGTCCCGCGTGAGCGAATGGGCCTCAGGCCACACGACGCCATCAAATCACGCTCGGCACGCGTTGCGGATCAACTATGGGATCTCTGAGGGATCGTGGGAGGTTCCCGGCGGCGTCTACACGTCCACATATCGCGCGTGACACAAGTTCCGCGCCTGGCTGACTGACACGTGGCTGACTCGCGTGCGTGGGCCTAACGAGCGCCGTCGCAAGCCAGATCTCCAGCATCCTGCTCGGACGATCGGCTTATCAGCGACCGCCGATAGCGGGATACGACCTCGACTCGCCTGAGGTCGAACAGCTGCGCCGCGATCTCGGCGGGCAACTCAGCATCCCGAGTTACACACAGACGCGTTGGTTTTTGTCCGATCTCGAGGCGGCTGAGATTAGCGCCGACGCGGGGATTCTCGCCGGCGCTGCACGTCTCATGCGTGCGGCGCGCAAGGACGGGATCGTGTCTGGCGTCCTCAGCACGCGAACCGGTGGCCTCGTTCGGTTGCCCAAAAAGTTTCGCGGCGACGCCGAGCTGATCAAGCAACTCGAGGTCGGCCACAACTCAGTGCGCAGCGTGTTCGATGAAATGTTTCCGTCGACCGAGCTCGCCCTACTTGCGGCCGACGGCTTATTGCTCGGCGTCGGCGTCGGCGAGCTCGTCCCGGTCGAGGGTCGAGACTTCCCGGTGTTCGTGCGGCTCGATCCCGAGTTCCTCGTATACCGATGGAACGAAAACCGTTGGTACTATCAAAGCGCCGTCGGATTCTTGCCGATCACGCCGGGTGACGGGCGATGGATTCTGCATTGTCCCGGCGGTCGCATTGCGCCGTGGCAGCATGGGATCTGGCGCGCAGTAGGCCAGGCTTACATTCGTAAGCAACACGCATCGCTGCATAAGGATGCGTGGGAGGCCAAGCTCGCCAACCCCGCGCGCGTTGCGTATGCGCCGCAAGGCAGCACCGAAGCGCAGAAGCAATCCATGTTCCGCAAGGTCATGGCCTGGGGCGTCAATACCGTGTTTGGGCTAACACCTGGGTATGAGGTGAAGCTCCTAGAGTCGAACGGACGCGGATACGAATCGTTCGAACAAACGATCAAAGACCAGAACGAGGAGATCAAGATCTCGATTGCTGGCCAGACCGTGACGGTCGACGGCGGCGCTGGGTTCCAAAACTCCGACGTTCACAAAACGATCCGCGCAGACCTGATCCAGGAGACGGCCGAGGGCCTCGCATACACGGTCAACACGCAAGGCATACCGGTGTATGCGATCTCGGTCGTCGGCCTCGAGAACGCGCTCACGCGCATGGTCATTGTCGAATGGGACGTTACGCCGCCCAAGGATCGCAACTCCGAAGCACAGTCGATGGTCACGGTTGCATCGGCGATCAAGACGCTGACCGAAGCGCTCGCCGCACACGGGCTGCAACTCAACGCGCCTGTGTTGTGTAGCCGTTACTCGGTGCCGATCGTTGGAGACACCGACGGCGACGGGATCGCAGACAGTGGCGGGCTCGTCGACGCGCCGTCGGCACAACAGCAACCCGCGCGGCCACAACTCAGCGTGGTTGTCGACAACGAGAACGAGGACGACCTCGACGATTACGACGACGAGGACGAGCTCGACGAGGCTGCCGCATGAAACGATCGAGCAAGCTGCCACCACAGCAGTATCAGCGCCGCGGGCCGCTCGCACTCGAGCCGCGCGCCTTCTTCGATTTCTTCATGGTGCCCGAGGATCGCGCCAACGAGGAGATCGGCGGCTGCATGATCGTCGACATCTGTGGCCCGATCGATCACCACGATTCCGGATGGTGCGACTCGTACGACGCAATCACGGCGCGCGTAGCTGAGGCGTGCGAGAGCGGCGCCGCTGCGATCGTTCTGCGGTTCGACTCGCCCGGCGGCGATGCACAGGGAATGGTCGAATGCGCGCGCAAGCTTCGCGCGATGTGCGCTGCAGCGCGCAAACCGTTGCATGCATTCGTCGAGGGCCGCGCGACCTCGGCCGCATACTGTCTCGCGACCGCGGCGAGCACGATCACGCTAAGCGAGACAGCGCTCGTCGGCTCGATCGGCGTGTACTCCGAGCGCTCGGACTACTCGCAGGCGAACGCAGCTCGAGGACTGCGCATCGCGTTCATAAGCAGCGGTAGCAGCAAGACCGACGGCAATCCCGACGCGCCGCTTACCGACGCCGAGATCAAGCGCACACAAACGATGGTCGACTCGCTCGCCGCTGTTTTCTTCGGGCTCGTTTCCACGATGCGCGGAATCGACACGAAGCTAATCGAGGCATGGGACGGACAGGTGTTTCACGGTGCAGCCGCGATCAATGCGGGTCTGGCCGACGCGATTCAATCATTCGACGACCTGCTCGCGAATATCGCGAGCGGCAAGCAAAAGGGCACAACCATGGCTGCAACTTCATTCGAAAAGGCGCGTGAGAATCTCGAGGAGGCCGCCAAAGGCGACGACGCGAACGCTGCAGCTGCAAAGCGCGCGCTCGCTGCCATGGAGGAACCCGAGCCCGAAAGCGAGGGCGACGACGAGGATCCCGAAGCTGAGAGCGGCGGTGACGAAGGGGGCGGCGACGAAGCGCCGGCCACGCCTCCCAAGAAAAAGGAAGGTGAGGGCGGCGAGCAGGCCGAGGCCGAGGGCGAGGAACCCGCGGCGAGCTCGGAAGTTGCGAAGGCAGCGAGTACCGCTGCGCGCGCACTCGCCGAAGTGCACAAGCTCCGCGCCGAGGGTGATGCACGGCGTGTCAAGGCGGAGCGCCGCAGGCTGATCGCTTCGCGTCCGGACTTCGAGCCCGCACTCGTCAAGGCCTTGCAAAAGGCCGACATGAAAACGGTGCGAGAGATCGTAAAGGAGATGCCAGTACGCGCAGCAGCAGCAGCCGACGACGCGCGCGAGGAGATCGCTCACCCTGGCATGCGCGCAGCGGCGTCGACGCAAGTCGCTGCTACGCGCGGACAGTCGCAAGGCGAGGGCACGGTGTCTCGCTTGCCTGCGGCTGATAAGGCGCGACTAGACGCTGCCATGGGACTCACTGAGCGCGGCTCTGAGATCCAGAGCTCGACCTACAAGCTCACGCTCGGCGCTCGCTCCGCGGTCGCCAAACCTCGCGGCTGAGCGTTGCTCGGCTCCTAACGAGTGATCCGACAACAGTCAGACGAAAGGTAGACTCACATGACAGTCACAGGCCGAATGAAAACCCCCGCCAACTGGGGTCGACATCAGTTCAAGTTGGCTAACGGTGAGGTCGCCGAGAAAGGCAAGCTTGCTTGCGGCGACACCTCAACCGGCAAGGTCGTTGCGGGCAAGGCGTCGACGACGCTGATCCCGATCGGATGGTTTCTCGAAGATCTCACCGGCGACGGAACCAAGCTCGTCAACGTCGAGCTGTTCCAAGAGATTCGCGCCGCATGGTGGGACAACGATACGGATGGAACGCCGGCCGTCGAGGCCGACACGTTCAACGAGATCTACATCCTGAACGACACGACCATGACCATGGACGCGACCGGCCACTCAAAAGGCGGGCGTATTCTTGGAGTGGATTCGGTCAAGGGCGTTCTCGTTCTCGCAGGCAATGCGGTAACCGGTCCGACCGGCGGCCAAGGCGCGAGCATTCTCGGCGGCGTCGTAGCCGACATGACTGCACTCAAGGCGATCCCGGCGGCGTCGCGCGCTAACGGTAAGCTCGTCTTGGTGTGCGCGGATGGTTCGCAGTGGCGTTTTGCTGCGGCGAGCACAGCGGCTGATACAACCGAGAACCTCGTCGCAACGCCGGCCGTTGGCTCGGGCCGTTGGATTCGTGCGGATCAATCCTTCACGATGGTGATCCCGATCACGTTCGCCACGGCGGATGCAGCGGCGATCTTCACGACGCCGGCGGGCTTCGTGTTGAAGCTGGTAGCGGCGCCCTATTGGGATGTGACGACCGCGTTTACCGGCGGCACGAACGCGTCGATCGGGCTGTCCAGCAGCCGCACAGGCTACTCGACCAAGGGCGATCTGATCAGCGCGACCTTGCTGGCTGCGCTCACCGCAGGCGTTCGCAAGGGAACCATCGGCGACAAGGTCGACACCGTGACTGAGTTGCAGGCCTTGTTTCTCGAGGCAACCGAAACGCTCCGACACGATCGGATCGTTGACGCGTTCACGGCGGGAGTCGCAAACGTGCGTGTTCCCGTAATGGTTTGCACCGCTCCGGCGTCGGCCTGACAGGTGCGCGGCTAAGCAACACTAGCGAAAGGGACAGACTGTATGGCTGCGATAACACCTGAGTTCCTGTTCGATCTCGAGTCGAACATGAGACTGATTACGTCGCGCGAGTTCCAACGGCTCAACTCCAATGTTTGGTGGCCGAAGATCGCGAAAGAGATACCCAGTAGCTCGAAAAAGGAGCGGATCAACTGGCTGTTAGATTCAGCCAAGATTCAGCGAACAGGCAAGGGCGGTAACGTCGAGTTCGACGACATCGTGTCGAACACGTTGGAGGTCGAGAACCTCAACGCGGCCGCTGGCCTCGAGATGCACAAGGAACAGCTCGACGACCTCGACGGCAACGGCGTCCAAGCCGCTGCGCATTGGTCGCGTCAAATGGGAGCGTATGCAGCGTATTGGCCGCAAAAGATGGTTGCCGCTGCGCTGAGGGCGAACCCTGATACGTACGACGGCGAGGCTTTTTTTAGCCTCGCACACCCGATAAATCCGTATGCGCCGAAGTTCGGAACGTTTCGAAATCTGTTCACCGGCGCGGCCGATGGGATCTATCCGGGGGCACTGCCGATTCACGTGGGCGCGGTGACAGTCGACGAGGCGGTCGCCAACATTGCGAAGGCGATCGCATATATCGCGTCGCTCAAAATGCCGAACGGCGAGGATCCCCGGTTCTTGAAACTGGACACGATCTTTCACCCGCCGGCGCTTGCAGCGCGCGCACAGCAGATCACAAACGCCAAGTTTATCGCCCAGGCCGCGGGTTCCGCGGCTGGCAGCGGCGATATCGAGGCAGTCGTGCGCAACTTCGGGCTGGGGCAACCGGTAGAGTTGCCTGAGCTTGGTTCCGCGTTCGGGGGATCCGATACGTCGTATTACCTCGGCATGTCGGAGATCACAGAGAACGAGCTCGGGGCGTTCCTGTATGTGAACCGCGAACCGTTCTCGGTCATCTATCACGGGCCGCAGACCGATGCGCAGCTCGCGCGGATTCGCAAGTTCCAATGGACGACCGAAGGCCGAAACGTAGTCGAGCCCGGTCATCCCTACTTGCTGTTCCGCGTCGACGCGACCTGACACACGCACGCTCCGCACGACGCCGGTCGTTGCCCCTTTGTGAACCTCCTATGAGGGCGACGACCGGTGTCGTGATGGTTTCGAGATGAAACACGCATGGCCGCCTATCTCACAGTCGAGCGCTTCAAGCTGCTTTCGAGCATCCCGTCGAGCTACATCGACACGATCGAAAAAGCTACGCCCGGCTGGACACTGGCGCAGATTGAAGCCGAAAGCGCATGGCTCGATAGCCGCCTAAGCAAGCGCTACGACGCGCCGTTCGCGTCTCCCCCGCCGGTGATCGTCGAGCGTTGGATCACCAAAATCGTGACGCGCGAGGCGTACAAAAAGCGCGGCTATGATCCAACGGACAAACAGGGGCAGCTGTACGAGCAAGATCGCACCGAGGCGATGGCGGAGATCAAGGAAGCCGCCGATAGTGTCGATGGGCTGTTCGAGCTTCCGAAACGTGCCGACACTACCGAGAGTGGTGTCGAGCGCGGGTTTCCTCAGGTGTACAGCGAGACCTCGCCCTACGCGTTTACGGATGTACAGGGCGACGTCGGTCACAACGAGGACGCCAACGGCGGCGGGGGGACAATCCTGTGAGCGATGGTTTCGCACAGCTCGCCCGCATGATCGAGCGCGTCGAGGCGTTGCCCGGACTTGCGCGCGAAGCTGCGCCTGACGTTGCCGACGCAGTCGAGCGCGAGCTGCAACAAACGATCGCGGCGGGGACAGATGCTTACGGCAAGCCGTGGCCGCCGACTAAGGAGGGCGGTCGACCGCTGCAACACGCTGCCGCCGCCCTTACGGTCGTCGCGGTAGGCACGACTGTAATCACACAGGTCAGCGGGCCCGAGGCGCGGCACCACTTGGGACGCGCTCGAGGTGGCCTCGCGCGTGAGATCATTCCAACCGCTGAGATCCCGCCGAGCATGAATCGCGCGATCAAGGATGTGTTGGGCCAGCACTTCGCAAGGATGACTGGCAATGAGTGACATCCTTGCAGTGCTGGATCTGTTCGACCGCGTGAGCGATCTCTTTCAGGGAGAGGGCTCGAACGTAGCGAACGTGTTCGGCTGGCGCGAGCCTGCGCAGCAACGCGAGGGTGATCGCATTTGTTGGGTTCCCGGCGCGCCGGGAGGCAACGCCGGCGAGGACGCGCCGCCACGAAATGTGGGTCGCAACCCGCGACCGCTCGCGACGTTTCGCGAGCTGTTTCAGTGCGTGATCTCCTCGGACGCCGCCGCTGAGATCGCCGATCTCGAGAACGAGCGCGCCAACTATAAGCGCGTGCGGTTGCTTTACGACGCTTGGCGTCGCGCGATCTACCTCGCGGCTCACGGGACACACACCGTCAAGTCGATCGCATGGGACACGAGCAAGAACGAGCGCCGTTATGGCGCTGCGTTGATCGTCGTTGTTGCCGTCGAGGCGATGGTGCCAGACGAGCCGCACATTGGGATCCCTGTCGACAGCAAAACCGAGGTCGCGGTGAGCGAACTCGACGTAACGGACACCCTAACTGTTTCCGCGGCCGACGAGCCGTAACGAGGGAAGGCATGACGCAACCGAACGTTTTGATCACTGAGCTCGACGGCGCCCTCGGTATATTGCCGCCGGGCTCTGGAAATCTGCACGCATGCCTCGGGGTAAGCTCGTCGGGACCACTCGACACGCCGGCAGCATATGCACGCATCAAGGATATACAGACCGATTTCGGAGCTGGGCCGAACGTGGAAGCCGCGGCGCACTACATCGAGCGCTACGGCAAGCCAGTTCTGATCACGCGCACGGGGCAAACGACGGCCGCCTCAGTGACGGCAGTCACATCGGTTGCAACGGGGACAAGCGTAGTCACGATTACAGCGTCGCCGACGCCCAACGACGATTACGAGTTCAAGCTGTTATTCGTCACCGGCGGAACGCGCGGCACAGCGGGCGCGACATACAAGCTCAGCCTCGACGGCGGCCGAAACTACGGTGCCGAGACTGCGCTTGGGACCGCGACGTCGATCACGATCCCGGAAGCGGGAGGCGTCTCGTTCGCACTTGGTGCGGGGACGTTCGTGGCAGGCGATTACCACACCGCGCGCGCGACCGCGCCAGCTCCTAACGCAACCGAGCTCGGCACGGCGATGGACGCTCTCGCAAACGTGCTGCAACCGTGGGAGCTCGTTCAGGTCACGGTACCGCTCACGGCGACACTGTTCGACACGCTCGACGCCAAGTTTCCAACGATGGCGACCAAGGGCAAGTATCGCGGCTGGATCGGTAACACGCGCGTGCCGAACATTGGCGAGTCGGAGTCGTCATACAAGACGGCGCTAGACACGATCTTCAGCGCGAAAACTACGAAATACGGCTCGCTGTACGCCGGCGCGATCAAGCTGCAGTCGAGCACTGTCGGGCGCACGTATAAGCGCCCGCTGAGCTTCGCGGCTGCAGCGCGCGAGGCGAACGGAACAGAGGAGATCAACGTTGCAGATCCGAACCTCGGGCCCTTGCCCGGAACTTCGATCCGCGACTCGAACGGCAACGCCGACGAGCACGACGAATCGATCAATCCGGGGCTTGACGATTCGCGCTATGCGGTCGCGCGCACGATCGAGGGTCTGCAAGGCGTCTACATCAATCGGCCGCGACTGTTCTACGTCGACGGCTCCGACTTCCAGCTCATGCCACATCGGCGCGTGCTGAATCTCGCGCAGGTTGCGTTGCGGAGCTACTTCATTCGTCGACTCAACCGGCCCGTGCTCGTGAGCAAGGTCACGGGCTTCATTCTCGAAGAGGAGGCCCTCGAGATCGAGCGAGGCGCGAGTAGCGCGATGGCGACGCTGTTGCTCGCGAAGCCGAAGGCCTCGGACGTGTCGTTCACGTTGTCGCGCACAGACAACGTCCTAAGCACCAAGACGCTCACCGGCCAAGCGCGCGTTATCCCGCTCGCATACCCGGAATTCATCAACCTAGACGTCGGCTTCAACAATCCCGCACTGCAAGTGCAACCGGTCTAAGGAGCAACATGTCAGATCCAGTTCGCGTCAACGGAAACCAGTTTAGCTGGGGATCGATAGTCCTCAAGTTGGACGGCGACCGATTCTACGGTTTCACCGGGATCACGTACGCCGACAAGCGCGAGCGCGTCAAAGCGTATGGAATGGGACGCCACCAAGCTCCCCGCGGCCGATCGCGCGGCAAGTACACGATCGAACCGGTGAAGCTTACCGGGTGGAAGGGTTCGGTCGCGGCGTTTCGAGCGCAGCTCGCAGCACGCGCGCCTGATCAAAAGAGCTACGGCGATGTGGAATTCGAGATCGTCGTGCAATACGTCGATACCGGCGAGCAGCCGATCACGGTGCAACTCGAGCGCTGTGTGTGGGTGGGCAACAGCACAAACGACGAGGAAAACGCCGATCCCGAGAAAGAGGAGATCGAGATCGATGCGATGTTGATTCGTCGTAACGGATTCACATTGTTCGACGAAAGCCGTGGTGCACCGTGACCGAAGCTCTAGACAAAAACCCAGCTGAGTCGACCGAACTCGCGAAGCCCGTCGAACAGAAGGATCCGATCAAGACCGAGCTCGAGGCCGTCAAGCTCAGGCGTTCACAGCTGCGCGACGCCGCCCTCAAGCGTGAGAACGAGCGTCTACCAGCCGAGGAGCTCGCAGCCGAAAAGCAGGGGTTGCTCGACGACGAGGCGCTCGAACAGGCCGAGCTCGAACATGGCCCAGTTGGCAAGAAAATCGCTGTCGTCCAGACAGAGCTAGGCGCCGTGATCGTGAAGCGACCGCACGCGGCGATCTACAAGCGCTATCAAGACCGCGGGCAAACCAAAACCAAGGACATCGATCAGTTTGTGCGAACCTGCATCGTGTACCCGTCGAAAACCCGTTTCGACGAGATCCTCGAGGAACAGCCCGCGACGCTGCTACGTGTGGCCGATGCATGCGTGATGCTCGCCGGGTTCAGAGCCGAGGAGGTCAGCGCAAAATAGAGGAGCTGCGAAAGCTGGCGCGAGACGAGGCTGGAGTCGCCGCCGCGTGCCTGCTCGCAGCGATGGGTAAGGATGTGCATCCGACTGAGGCGGCGACCGCCAGAGCGTACGTGGGAGCGTTGTTGATCTTGGAGTGTCACACCGAGTTGCAGCGTATTCGGAAAGCATTGACCGCGCCTAAGGAGGGCTGACACACGTGTCTGGCGAGGAGCAAAAGGCCAGGTTTGCGATCGAGCTCGACGAGGAAATGTCGAGTCCCGCGATCAAAGCCGCGCGCGGACTCAAAGACCTCGAGAAACAAATCGAGGGCGATACGAAGGCGCTCGCCGCGATGCAAAAGGCGATGCGCAACCTGCAAGGCGCACAGGTCGTCAACATCAAACAGTTTCGCGCGTTGCAGGATCAGATCACGAACAAGAAAAACGCGATCGCCCAGGCACAAGGCGCAATCGTCATGTTGGGCGGAAGTTTCACCGGGACGGCGAGCAAGGGGCAGAGCCTGCAGGACCGACTCGCGGCGCTCGCGAAACAAGGCTCCATGATGGGTGGCCCGCTCGCCGGTATGATCGCCGGCTTCCAAAAGTTCGCAGCGCTTGTCGGCGGCGGATTCATCGCAGCGGGGCTTGTCGCGATCGTCGCGGGCCTCGTGCTGCTCGTCGCAGCGACAGCGAGCGCGACGCTTGCGCTCACCAAGTACGGCGTCGCCCAGGCCGACGCGCGCCGCTCCGAGCTGCTACGGCTCGAGGGCCTCACGAAATTACGAAATTGGTATGGAATCGCAGCCGGCAACGCAAAGGAGATGCAGGAAGGAATCGACCGCGTCGCTGCGTCGAGCGCGCTCAGTCGAGAGAAGATCGCCGGCTACAACGATCAGCTGTATCGGATGGGGTTGCGCGGCAACAACTTGGCGGCTGCGCTCGAGGGCGTCGCGATCAAGGCGAGCGTGCAAGGCGAGGCGCAAGCGAACATGTTCGCCAACTGGGCCGCAGGCGCGAACCTGACAGGTCAGTCAGTGACCAAGCTCGCCGACAACGTGAAGGCGCGCCTGGGCGGCATTGCGCAGAAGCAAATGGAGTCGCTGACTGTCCAGACTCAGAAGCAACAAGAGTCGTTCGCCGCACTGTTCTCGGAGCTCAAGATCGACCAGTGGCTCAAAGCGCGCAAGTCGATCGTCGATCTGTTCAGTCAGAGCACCGCGAGCGGGCGCGCGCTCAAACAGTTGCTCACGATCTTGATTCAGCCGCTCGTCAACTCGGCGACCGCTGCAGCGCCGCTGATCAAGCGCTTCTTTCAGGGAATGATCCTTGGCGCACAGGCGATCGTGATTGCCGTGCTGCAAGCGCGAGCGGCCTTTCGGCGCACGTTCGGATCAGGTGATGTTACCAAGGGAATCGACCTCACGAATGCGGCGCTCACAGCCGGCAAGGTCGCCGTTGGGTTGTTTGCAGCGGGGCTGACAACAGCGGCCATCGCAACCGTGGGACTCGGCGTCAAAATGACGTCGCTACTAGTTCCGGCGATGTGGAAGCTCGTCACCGCAACCGCGTCGCTCGCGTTTGAGGGTCTCGTGTTGGCCGCACCGTTCCTACTCGCGGCCGCGGCGCTCTGGGGCCTCTATCAGATCGGCAAACTGTTCTACACGGTGTGGAAGGAAATCGACTGGACCGATCTCGGGCGCACGGTCTGGCAGGGCTTGGTCAACGGGATCAAGTCCGGCGCAACTTGGGTCGTCAAGGAAGTGAAAGACCTGGGCGGCAAGGCGGCGAGCGCGTTCAAATCGGCGCTTGGGATCAGCTCGCCGTCGAAAGTGTTCATGCGTCACGGCCTCGCCATTTCTCACGGCGTCGCCACAGGTGTCGACAGTGGCGCGCCGAAGGCACGACGCAGCGTCGATGCGATGGCGAAACAAGACCTTGCGCCGGGTGCTCCTCGTTTGTCGCAAGGCTTGGGGCGCGAAGCTGCGACGCGTAGCCAGGGATCTGCCGGCGCGCGCTCGGTCACGATCAACGGCGGCGTCCATGTGCACATGGAGAAGGGCAAGGACAGCCCCGCCGAGATCGTGCAGTCGATCAGGCGCGAGCTCGAATCGATGCTCGAGGGCGTCGCGCTCGAGATGGGTGCGCCTGTTACGGGGGGGACATGACTTGGAACCCCTTTGTCAACCCGATCGATTTCGTACTGTTCGCCGGCAAACGCACGCCGGGGCTTGCTGACGTCGTCGGGCCGAGCTCGCCGCGAGAATGGGAGGAACGGCGCGGGTACGGGCTATCAGGCGCACGGCTGCGTTTCCTCGGTCTCAAACTCTCGCACTTCAGCGTGAAGCTGCGGCTGTACACCGCGCAAGACTGGACCGACTGGCAGAAGTTTCGCCCCATCGTTGCGAAACCGCCGCTCGGCAAGCGACCCAAGGCCATCGACATTGCACACCCGATCCTCGTCGACATCGGGATCCGCGCGGTCGTGATCGAGGACGTTGGCGGCGCCGAACAGACCGACGATGGCGAATGGTCGATCGAGATCAAGCTGATCGAATGGCGCAAACTCAAGCCCTCGCTATCTACGCCGGACGGCGCGACTGCAACGCCAGTTGACCCGATCGAACAGAAGATCGCCGAGAATACCAAAACCATCGCGCAGCTATTGGCGGCACCATGACAGACGAGGCCTTCGCAACAGTTGCGGGGCATCGAGCCACCAAGGCTAAGCTGAACGTCAGCAACATAGGGCCTTGGTTTCTCGAGGTCGATTTCGAGGACGCTCCCGAGCTCGCCGGGCGAGTCACCGCGAAGCTCGGGACGCTGCAGCTGTCGGGAACGGTCGTCACGGTCAACGACGGCACGTTCGCGTCGCAGCGTAGAACCCGGATCGTCGGCGGCGCTGCAGCGTGGGGGAAGATCGTTGCGCCAAAGGACTACCACAACGACGCCGGCGTCAAGGCGAGTCTGATCGCCGGCGACGTCGCACGCAGCATAGGCGAGACGCTCGGTACGTTCGTCCCTGCGAGTGAACGCGTAGGCGCGGACTTCGTTCGAAGTGCGACGCCGGCGTCGGTTGTATTGGAGGCGGCCGCCGGGAAAGAAGTTGCTTGGTGGGTCGACTACGCCGGCGTCACACATGCCGGCCCGAGGCCTGCGACCTCCCTGGATTCGAGCCTTTACGAGGTGCTGGCGTTCGATCCTCGAAACAGGGTTGCAACGCTCTCGATAGATGATGTTGCGTCACTTTCGATTGGGGCGACCATTGCCGAGCGCTTGGACGCTCCTCAGGTCATCCGCGATTTCGAGGTAACCGTAAGCTCCAACGAGTTGCGCGCGACGGTCTGGTGTGGCGGCAGCGCCAGCGAAGCCGGTCGACTGGCCGCCTTGATGCGCGCGATCTCGCAGCGCTCGACCAATGGCAAGTTGCTCGCTCACTACCGCTATCGCGTTGTGAGTATGGCGAGCGACGGCCGCTGTGCGCTGCAAGCTGTACGCAAGGCGGCGGGGCTTCCTGACATCCAACCGATCGCGCAGTGGCCAGGCGTTGCCGGTGTTCATGCAGAGCTCACCCCTGGGGCTGAGGTGCTGGTCGCGTTCATTGAGGGCAATCCGGCAATGCCGATCGTGACGCACTACGCCGGCAAGAGCGGCGTCGGGTTCGTGCCTGTGTCGCTCGTCATTGGCGGAACGACTGGGCCCGCTGCAGCGCGCCAAGGCGACGCCGTCGAGGTGTTGCTGCCGCCGGCGATCTTCAGCGGAACGATCGGCGGCTCGCCGGCGACTGGAGTGCTGACGTTTCCCATGAGCAAGACCGAGGGCTCGATCACAGCGGGCAGCGGGAAAGTGAAGATCGCAACATGACGCTCGCGTATGTCGGCGAACTCACGATCGGACAGGAGCTCCCCGGGGCGGCTTCGGGGCTCGAGGCCGGCGCGAACGGGATCAATGCGGCGCTTCCCGACATTCAGTCGCGACTCGACGCGCTTGCTGCGTTCGCGCCCGCTCCGATCGACTTTGCGCAGCAACTAATCCTCGCACAGTCGATCGTCACCTCGATCGAGTCGGGTATCGCGCTAGGGCTACCCGCACCTGACATCTCGGCGCAGATCGCCGCGGTGACAGCGCTGATCAACGACCTGCTCGCGGCAGTCACCGCGATCAATGCGAACCTCGACATTATCGTCGCGCTGCAAGGCTTGTTCGCCGCCGCTGGCGTGCACGTTTACGCATACGACGGCAACGTCAACGGCCTGGGCGCAGCGCTAACGACGGCGCTTTCGGCAGGCGTGCCCGGCGGTTCGGGAGGGACGCAGCACTGCAACGCGTTGGCGCTGATCACCACGATCGGCGCGACCTGGACGGCCATGTCGCAAGTGTTCAAGGTGACCCCATGAGCACGTCCGTGCGCGACGCCATTGTCGCCGGGCAGGCCGAGCTCACACGCGTAGTCGATCCGCCGACTGGCGACCTCGCCTACGGGATTGATCTGAGCTGCGTTACCGATGTCACCGAGGCGCTCGACGAGGTTGATCCAAACTCGCCGACAGGGATCGCCGAGGCCGCGATTCGGCGTCTAACAACACCGCGTGGCGGACTCATTGACGATCCCGACTATGGGATCAATCTCACTGGCTACCTGAACAAGGGAACCACGACCGAGGAGCTCCGCACCCTCGTCGGCGATATTCGTAACGAGCTGCGCAAGGACGACCGGATCGACGATGTCGACGCAACGATCGAGTACATCGCCGCCACGAACTCGATGCGCGTCAAGGTCGTGTTCACGCCGGCGGATCCGGATCTGGATACCTTCACGCTCACGTTCACGGTCGACAACACCGAGGCCCTAATCGAGAGCATCGCCTAAATCATGCCGACGCCCACCATATCGCTCGACGACCTGACAAAGCCCCTCACGCGCGAGGAGGTGCAAACGAGCGTGTATCAGATGCTGAGTATACTCGGCGTCAACACTACGACGTGGAAGCCAGGCGCAGTGGTACGCGCCATGATCACGGCGTACTGCGTGATCTATGCGGCGCTGTCGAACTTGATGGCCGACCTCGCGAAGTCCGGCTTTCTCGCGCTAGCCAGCGAGAGTTGGCTAACCCTCGTCGCACGGTACGTCTACGGCGTCGAGCGCGACCTCGCCACGTTTGCCCCAGGCGTGATCACGATCACGAACGGCGGCGGCGGCGTATACACGCTCGATCCCGGCGACCTCGTCGTGTCGAACCCATCGACGGGGAAAACGTACAGGAACACGGCGCCGATCAGCATCCTAGCGGGACCTGGTTTCGAACTCACGGACGTAGCGATCGAAGCTAACGAGTCCGGCGCAGCGAGCACGTCGGGCGCAGATCAGATCACAGACGTGACTACGCCGCTGCTCGGCGTCACGGTTACGAACCCTACAGCTGTCGTCGGGCGCGACGACGAAAAGGATCCCGAGCTGCGCGCGCGCTGCACAGAGAAACTCGGCTCGCTCAGCCCGTTCGGGCCGTGGGACGCGTACTCCTACGCTGCGCGCAACACCGTGCGCGAGGACGGAACCAACATCGGTGTGAAGCGTGTGCGCATCACCAAGGACGGGATGGGCAACGTCAACGCGTACCTCGCGACCGACTCGGGCGCGGTGCCTGGTACAGTTGGAGACCTCGCCACGGACCTCGGATTAGCCGACGAGGCGATCCAACAAAAGGCCGCGCCGCTCGGAGTCACAGCGAACACGTTTAGTGCAAGCAACGTGACAATCGCTGTGACCTATGAGGTGTGGATGTACAACACGTCAGGCTATACACCCGACGAGGTCGAGGCGCAGGTCCTCACGCGGCTCGCGACGTTCATGTCGACACAACCGATCGGCGGCAACGTGCTGTCAGGCACAGGCAAGGTGTACGTCGACGCGATTCGTACTCAGATCGGCGGGACGCTGCCGCAGATCTTCCACGTCGTTGTCACGGTGCCCGGCGGCGACACCACGCTCGCCACGGACGAGGTTCCTGTGCTCGGCACGGTGACAGCGACCGCGATCCACCAAGTGGCGCCGCCCGAAGGGTTTGGAGGCTGAGCGTTGCCCGAGCTGCAGACATTCCGCGACACGATTCGCAAGCTCAGTCCGCCATGGTTGCGGCGGGGGATCAACGAAAAGATCCTCTACACGCTCGGCACGCACATCGACGCGATGGGAGACGCTGTCACGGCGGCGATCAAGGTGCGGTTCCCGGGGTTGTACTCCGACGAATCGTTGCCGCTGATCGGTAACGAGCGACGCATCCGCCGAGGACGCCTCGAACCGGCGGCAAACTACGCCGTGAGGCTGCGTCGTTGGTTGAGCGATCACCAAAGGCGTGGCGGGCCCTATGCGTTGCTCGCGCAGCTGTTTGCGTACTACTCGCCGAGCAACTTCGAAATCCAGCTTATCTACAACTCGGGCCGTCGCTTCACGATGGACACGAGCGGAAACGTCGTGCGCGACGACATCGTTTGGACGCCTGACAGTCTCGCCGGGACGCACTGGGCTCGATGGTGGCTGTTTTACTTCACGGATCAGTTTGGCTCGCCGACCGCCGAGGAGATCGAAGATCTCAAGCTTGTCCCGCGCGAATGGAACAATGCTCACTGCCTTGGCTACATCGTGCTTTTCCCCAGCGACGTTGAGCTGTGGGACTTTCCGCTAGATCACGTTTGGGATGAATCCGGCACGTGGGACACGCCGGCCGGCACTGGCATCTCGATCCCTGTCGACGACTAGGAAGGCGAACCCCATGTCACACACACTTACCGAGGTCGATGCGTTCACAACGCCTATCACTGTCCCGGACGGGACCGACAGTCGCAGCAACGCGGCCGAGGTCGTCGCGGCGATTGCGCAAGCGCTTGCGAATCGAACCAAGAACCTCGACACGCACGCGGCGAAAAAGAATGCAGCGAACACGTTCACGGGTGCACCGCAGAAAGTCGCTGTAACGAATGCCGAGCTCGCCGCGCTCGTCGTCGATCTCACAGCGGCCGACGATCCAGGCGACCCGGCGAACCTGTGGAAAAACTCACTGGGCTTCAACATCGCCGACAATGGCGGCTATAACAATTTCTATGCCGGTACTCGCACGGGCCCAGGCAGCTGGATCCACGTCATTAATGCGGTGTGGGTCGTCGCTGATCAATGGTGGATCGCTGACAACCCTGCGCAGGACTCGCTTGCGCTGATCTTCGACCCGGGAACGGGGCTCGTCGTATCGCGACGTCCAGCGGGTGTTGGTCACTGGACGTCGTGGCCATTGGCTTCGGGCGACTTGCTGCTCGGCGGCAACGCGAACGTCAATGGCCATGCTGTTGTCGGCGGCAATATTACGATGGGCGGTGAGATCAGCTACGCGACGCCGCAAGGGCGCAGCGTTGCCTGCGACTTGATCCTCGCCCAAAACCTCAAGTTCGGCGCGCTCGGCGAATACTTTCACACAAACTACGGCGTCGACCCGCCTCAGATCCCGATCTCACCGCTGATTCCGACGGGCGCGGTGATCACCGGCGTTGATTGCGTCATGAACTCCGCAATTTCGAGCGCCTCGACATTCAAGCTGTACAAGCGTCTCACGAACTATGTGAGTCCGGCAGCGCCTACGATCACGCAGGTTGGAGCGGACGCGACGACGCCAGCGAGCTCGGGCTATCACACCACGTCGATCGTGGTCGCGAGCGGCGGCACCATCGGCCGCACTGCGACCGAGTATTACGTCGAGTGGATCGCTGGTAATGCTGGCGATTCGTTGGTCGGAATCCGAGTGAACTACACGCAGCCTGGACCGCGTAACTACTGAGGTGTTGCCATGAGTCTTTTAGATGCGCTATTCGCTCAAACCACTTCAACGCAGGCGCTCGAGACGACCGGCGATCCGGTCAACGTGAGCGAGGCTGATCCGCCGGCGGCGGGTCAAGTCCTCGTCGCAATCGACGAGACCCATGCGGAATGGAGCGACGCCGGCGTCGCGGTCGATTCGACGGCGCGTGCGGCAGCTGCGGCCGCGCAGTCCACGGCGAACACCGCAGTCACGAACGCGGCCGCTGCGCAGACCACAGCCAACACTGGCGTTACGAACGCTGCAGCTGCGCAGGCGACTGCCGACGCAGCTGTGCCCAAGGCGACGTATGACGCGAACACGATCCTGATTGCGAACTCGGACAACACGCCGGTTGCGCTGACCATACCCGCCTCGTCGCTGGTGATTCGCAAGTCGAGCGGCAACATCGTCGCGGGCAATCATCTCGAGGCAAAGCGGGTTCTACAGCTCGACGATCGCGCTTGGTCGAACCCGTGGATCCCCGGCGTCGAGTCGGATCCCACGTTCGACGACGAATTCGATTCGGGCGATCCGGACTTCGCCGTGCGCGGGTTTACCTGTGTCAACTTCTACGGCGGCGGCGGCACGATGACGCGTGCCGGGAATATTGCCTCTAGCGGGACCATTTCGGCCGGCACTTATCGCTCGACGATCTACGGCTCGACGATCTATGTCCAGGTTCCCGCGGGGACCACACTGTTTATCTATAAGGCGTTCTCAGCTGCGCAATATCTTTTTGGGGCGCGGTTTGCGGGGCACTCAGTAGGTAACTCCGACCCATCGCAGAAAACCGAGTGTCGGATCTGGGCGTTCGCAACGGCGTACAGCTCGGCGAACCCGGAGCGAAACGCTTTCGGCAGCGGGTTTATCAGCTCGGGCAGTGTCGCTGGCCAGGGAGCGAGCCAGTTCATCTATACGAACAATAGCGGAACTCAGATCTACAACACCGGCGGGACGAACACGTTTGGTCTGGACGCTGACATCGACGTCTATACGCTCGACACACGGTTGACAGGTACGCCGATTCATCATGCTTGGAATGCGAGTGTCAACCGGCGACGGTTCGCCCTCAGTCAGCCGAGCGCCTTGCCGACGAGTGTGCTGCAAGCTGGGATTGCGATTCAGTCGAACGGTTCAAACAGCACCTCAGTTCCGAATTACGTGGCGATCGACTGGTTTCGTCGCAGCAACGCAGCTCAGGTTTGACTTATGACCACGGTGCGCACACGCCAGGTTGCACTTGAACTCGCCGGCGGCGTCCTAACACTCGACGTTGACCGTGCGGTCACACGGATCGAGCTCGCCGGGCTCGCAAGTAAGCGTGTGACGCGAGTCGAACTTGCCAGCAATCAGGTCGTGATCGAGCTCGCCGAACAGGAGGTGTGCGCACCATGATCTACACGTCGATTCGCCGGTTTCCAGATCGGCAGCAGGGCAGCATTCACGAGCCTTTCACGCTGCAGTTCTTGGAGAACGGCAACCCCGTCGACCTCAGCGAGGAAACGATCACCTTCACGATCCGCAACGTCGCCGACGGCGATAAGCCGATCGACGGCGAGGACGCTTCGTGCGATGCCTCGGGGAACTTTACCTATCAGCCCAAAGACACCGAGCTCGACGACGCTGGCGAGTACCAGGCGCAGATCGTTGTCGAGTACGAGGACATGACAAAGACCTACCTCCCGCCGCTTGATCTAAGGATTCTCGCCAACCTGTAAGAGACACAGATGCAGCTGACACCACTGGCTATCGCGTTGCTGCTAGGCGTGCTGTTGGCGGCGTACGTTTGTAGCTGCGTGACGAATCTGCTTAGGTGGTGCTTTCTTTCCGACTGATCCACACTGCACGGTGTTGGCTATGGATCAACCGCACTTCGACGCACCCGAGGAGCAAACGCCGATCACAACAGAACACGGCGAGCGGCGGCGGATGCTACTGGAGATCGGCAAGCTGCGACGCGAGGTGAGCACGTTCCTGGAATGGGTGCGTAGCGAGCTGCGTGTCGCGCGTCGACAACGCTTCGCACTCACTGTGCTCGTCGTGGTGCTCGTCGTCGTTTCGATCGTGCGCTGGACAAGCGCTTGGGTGGTGAGCACGCACTAGGGAGACCTGTTTGGATTCAGACTCGATCCACGTTCCGGGCAGTGTTGCGCGCCCGGCCAAGCGTGTGATCGGCTACTTGCTACCCTCCGCGGTCGCCGGCCTGTGGGTGCTCGTCGGTGCAAGCTTCGGCTGGATCGAGTCGCGCGCGAGTCGCAAGGACGTAGCGGACAAGATCGCGCCGGTTGCCGTAGCCGCGAAGGCCGCGCAGTCGTCGGCGCTCACGGGGGCGAGTCTCGCGAAGGAGCATGCCGTCGAGCTCAAGGCACTATGGGTGCACATCGTGCGGCTTGAGGCTGAGGCAAAGGTGTTGCGGGAGTACGGAAGCAAAGACCCGGCGCGACGAAACGCGTTGATCGACCGTGCACGCAACTTCTATGAGGCCAAACTCAACGAACAGCTAGAAACCCACGCCGACAATCCCGCCGAGGCCGCCTATCAGGCCTTGCTCGTCGAGTGGAGACCATGAGGGACGTCATGTCGGAAGAAAACCAAACGCGACTGATTCACCTGCTGTGCGCGATCGTGATCGGCTTTTGCCTGTGGCTCGCGCTCGTACCGCTGCGCGCAGAGCCGCTCGCCGGAAACATCCTTTTTGGGCTCGCGGCCTGGCTGTACGGCAAGCTCACCGGCAAGCCCGCACCGCCGATCCTCAATCGCATCGTCGCCAAGATGGACCCGGAACGAGTCGAACAGATCATGTCGCAGCCCCCAGCTGCAAAGGAGTGACGCCGTGGCAAAACCGCCGCCCCCGATTCCGCCGCTGCCGAACAATCCGATCCGCGCCGTGCCTGGACCGCTCGCGATCAAGCGCGTGGCCGCTCACCAGTCGAACTACAGTCCGTTGCCGAGGCTGCAACCAAGGCGGATCGTGCTGCATTGCACTGATGGACACGAGGGTTATCGCAAGGACGACGACGTCGCCGCCATGTTCTCGAGGCCATTCGAACCGCCGCAGAAACCGCGCAGCTCTCACTACGTCGTCGACAGCGACAGCTGCACTCGGTGCGTGCCTGACCTCATGACCGCATGGCATTGCGGACGCACGGGTAACGCGCTGAGCATTGGGATCGAGCTGTGCGGGCGCGGCAATCAGTCGCGCGCTGAGTGGCTCGACTCTCTGTCGCTTCCCATGCTCTGCATTGCTGCGCGGCTCGTGTCGGACCTGTGCCGCATGTATGAAATCCCCCCGCTCGTCGTGAACGATCGCGGCCTTCGCGCCGGCGATCCGGGAATCACGACTCATTCGTTCGTGTCGTCGGCTTGGCATGAAAGCGACCATCACGACCCTGGCCCAGGGTTTCCCTTGGGTTCGTTCGTGATGGCCGTTCGTGACGACTTGTTGCTCGCGAGCTAGCGCGACGAGGCTTCGTTGACCGCCGGACTGTCGGCGACTGCGGCCACATCGGTTACGGGTGCGCTGTCTTGCTCGTCCTCGTCGTCCTCGCCATCGTCCTCGGTATCGTCGCCGTCCGGCGCTGGGCTCTCGGCGGCCTCAGCCTGTATGCGACGGTGTAGCTCTGCCTTGGCCTCGCGCATCTTGACGCGTGCAGTTGCCAACAGCTCTAGCGCTCGTTCAACAGTTGTCTGGCGAGGCCGATCACCCTTTGGACGCTCGGTTTCAGGCAGCAGATCGTAGAGAGTGATCGCAAGTAATACGTTTGCGTTGTAACAGTCGACCTGGGCCTGCAACAGCGCGCGCTCGACCTCTGCGCTGCGAGGTGTTGCGATCAGTTCTGCGATTGCCTCCATTCCCTGTGTCGTAGCTCTGCTGGCGTTCTTGCAGGCCTCGGCGACCAGATTGACTGTGTCGACGATCGCCGAGGCCCCTGTGATTGGCGGCTCGTCGGCCTTGCCAGTGCATACGTCACACTTGCAGCCGCGCTTGCTTGCATCCAATAGAATCGCCTTGGCAGCGTCCCTGAAAATGCTCTCAACCTTACTTGACCCCAGCCCTACAACCTCGATCTTGATTTCGTGCACGTTGCTACCCCTCTTGTTTTGTGTGGTTTGGAAACAAAACGGCCCGGTGTCGTGAAAGAGCGCCGCTCACAGTCAAGGGGGGGCATGGCTGCGAACGCCGCTCTTTCACGACACCGGGCTAAGCGGATGGTGTGCGAACTCAACTCAGAACAGGTTCAAATCTGCGAAGCTCGTCTAGTACACGAGCTGAGGCGTCGATACCAGCGCAAAGCATCGCCGATCGAAGTTGTCTCAACCGATCTGTGCTTTGCGCGCGCATCACTGGCCGACCGGGGCGCCTTCCTAGTTTGGACGCGCTAGCCTTGGCGTTTCGCTTTCGTATGTTCCATCGAATCCGATGGACCTGATCTCGCGTAAGAGAGATTTTCTGGGCCTTTGCTTTGACGAGTATGGCGTCGGCGGGTGTTGAGTCTGGGAAGCCCGCGACGAACGCGGTGCGTTTCGAAACTTGTCGCATATGCCCTCCTATGAGCGCTGCGATAGAACTTGACTAACCGTGTGGGTGTCAAGATACGCGCGCTCGTATACGACAAATCAACGGCTACCCCCTTGCACGCGTAATGGGGTAGCCGCATGCTTTGACTGGGGCTGGCCATTGGTGGGCTGACCAGAAAGTAGTAAAGGGGAACCTCCGATGAATACGAGTAAGCGTTTTTTCTTGAGACAACAGGAGCGATACGGGAGCTGGTACGTCGTCCAAGGGTTGACGCCGATTCAGCTCGCTAACTGTCCGCTGTTCTTTCCAACGAAAGAGGCGGCGATCAAAGCGCTACGCGTGCGCGGGCTAGAGCTCTCAACGTTGCTGGGCGAGGAGCTTCGCCAGATTGAAGGTGCGCTGTGATGTCAGGAACAGAAGCGCTCGCACTCGTTCGCGCCGCACTACTGGCCGAGGATCACGAGTCGCTCGAGGACGCCGCCGAGCGCGCTGTGAACGCGTTCTTGACGTCGGAATGCCGCACGAGCCGAAGCATGGTCGACCGAGCCATCATCGCCTCGCAGCTCCGCCTCGACGAGCAGCAAGAGCGGATCGTTAAATGGGCACACGTATTCGAGGCCGCCGAGACTGCGCAAGCCATGCTCTTGCGCCCACGTACCGACCCGCCGGCGGCGTCGTCATGAAGCCAAGCGATAAGCGCCACGCATGGCTTGCGCGTCACCTCCGCGAAGCACTGCGTGCCGCACAGGATCAGAAGCCCGGGGCAGATCGCGCGCTCTACGTACTGGGCTGGCTCACCGGTCTAGCTCGTGTTGAGAACGCCGAGCTACGTCGGACTGCTGAAGAAAGCGCGGGCTAAAGGAAATGCCGGCGGCGCCCTATCGCTGCGAGCTGTGCATCGACACCGTTGAGCGGTGTCCCTCATGCCGCGAACGTCGCGCGGCAGCCAAGCTCGCAGCGCGCGAGCGCCGCCTCGCCTCGGGCCTCTGTGTTGAATGCAGTAAGCCCGTCGCGCACGATCGCGACGGCAACCCATTACAGCGCTGTAAGAAACACAACGCGGACAACTCCCGCCGAGCGCTCGCGTCTCGTACGCGGGCTAAGGAGCGCGAATCGTGAACGACATCGACGCAGATCCAGCGAAACACAAAGCCCGTCACGTGCTGTTGCACTCGATGCTTATGACTATCGTTGCCATGCCGCGGCCCGCCCACGTTCGAACGGTAATGGATCTACTACGCTGGTCTTCGAGCGACCCGGCGCCGCCGGGAAGCGACGCGCACAGAGCGCTCGACGAGCTCGCCGCCGACTTTGTGATCCACAACCGAATCAAGCTGTTTAGCCGGACCTCGATCGACTACTTCGTCGAATGGTCCGAGTCACAGACACGCAACCCTACTCCACATCCAGAGCTCTAGGATCATGACCAAGCGACCCGCCGACCTCGATCAAGCGCTCGCCGGCAAGGCGAGCGAGTTTCTCCGAAACCTCGAGCGAGTATTGCCGCCGAGCTGCGG